CGTCGTAGAAGCGGCTGCTCCGTTCGTCTTCATCGGCAAAGGCACGAAGGCCGTGCCGGCCGAGGAGATGGTAGCCACGCTCTTGGCGAACACCTCCAGAGCGTCGCCGCCCGCCGCGTCGATGGTCGCCTGGAACTCAACGGGAATGATGACCTGGCCCGCGACACAGTCGGCACACATCTCGGCGGCAGTGTCGGTGACCGCCACGTCACCCGCGATTGGCGTAGTGATCGTGCCCGCCCGGACCTGATAGCCGTGACCATCGATGATCGCCTTCGTGAAGAAGTCGACCACCACGAGGCCCCCGGCCTGGTCGAAGGTGGCAACGGCGTTGGCGCCGGGGACCAGCCCCTGATGGGCAGCGCGGACAATCCCCCATTCGTTCAAAGGCATCGTTGTTCTTCCTTCCTTACGGCCGCCGGCCGATGCAGGCTGCCCAGTCGACGGTGAGGGTCCGGGCTGACGCCGAGAGTTCCTCCACGTAGAACCAGGGGGTGAGCGGCGCGGACCCGGTAATAGCCCCGGAGGCCACAAGGGCCCCGTTGATGTAGCCGGCGCAGTTGTCGCCGGTGGTAGATGTCGGACCCCCCACCACCACCTCGAAGATGTAGTAGGTGCCGTTGGCAAACGTGCCCGTCCAGTCGGTGTTGGCCGACGCGACGGTGGCGTTGACGGACATGAACGTCACGGCCGTATCTTCGGTCGTGTCGCGGCAAAACAGGGCGGCGTTGTCGGCCGTCCAGGTCGGGGTAGCCTTCACGGCCACGGCGCCGTCGTCGCCAACCGCATCAGTAAGCCCGATCTCGAACTTTGAGAGAGCTAGGGTGTTGAGCTGGGCTCGAGCCACAAAGTAGGCCCAGCCATCACCGGACCAGTTGAGGCCCACCGCCTGGCCGGCGGAGCCGGTGCCGGACGCATCAGTCGTCAGCGTGAGCGTGCCGCCTACGGCAGCCGTGATGCCGACGACCTGAGTACCGGTGCCGATATCGGCCGGGTAGGACCAATGCGCGTTCGCGGGCCAGGTGCCTGTCGGGGCACCGAGAAAATCGTCCCACCAGGAGATGTAGGTAGGGTTGCCCTGAAGGGCAAGGAGCGTTCGCAGGGGGTCGCCGGCCACCCCCAATCGCGGCCACGCCTGGTCGAGCCGGCGAGGAAGGAAGAGTCTGGGCATCTAAGCCTCCGGGGTCCTATCGCGCCCCCGTAATCGCGTGTCGAGTGTCTTTGCGGATCCTGGCAGCCCGTTTCTGGTTGTAGGGCTCCCAGATTTTGCCGGAGAGAAAATCCTTCCGCCGCAGGCCGCGCCTCTGGCGCTCCTCCTCAGCCTCCACCATCGGATCCACCCAGCCGGTGTCCGCTTTCCCCGAAAGGTCGTTCCAGGGCAGCGGGTCGGCTTTGGGCTTCACGTCGTAGACGTTGGCCCAGTGAAGCGTGTCGAGGACCTCGTCCAGCGGCTTCCAGAGGGGCTCTGTGCGGACGAACCGTGCGAGAGCGAAGTACCAGACGACGGCTTCGTCCAGCGGCTCGTCTCCCGCGTTCGGGGTAGGCGGGTCGTAAGGCCCGCGCACCTGCGGCCGCGAGTTCATCTTCCAGCCGCGGGCTTCGCGGTAGTCGTTCCAGCGCTTGAGTTGCTCGCGCACGAGGCGGTCGAACCCGTGCTTCTCGTTCGTGTCGGGCGTGGCTCTGGCCAGCCGGGCCGGAACCCGGATCAGACCTTCGAGCCATTCCCCCTCCGGCGAGTCGGTGAAGAGGGGCACCTTGAGAGAGCAGGCTCCTGCCTGTGTTCCGTAGGGTACCCGCCTCCTTGCCTCACCGTTAAGTTTCATCGACTTCATTCACCCCCACGAACTCCTCCACCGCCGCCGCCGCCATGCCACGCGAGCGGATCGCGCGCACGCCTCCCGGCGCCGTTTGCACGCCCATTGCGACGAGCTCGGCATCGGCCCCCGGCGCCGTCTTGCCGGCTGTGAAGCGCTGGACGAGCGCGGCCAGCTTGGTGTTGCGTTCGTCTACGAGCTCCGACATCACGGCGAGCAGGTTGGGATCGATGGATGAGAGCCGCTGGGCACGAGCGATGTCGTTCAGCTCTTCGATGAGCGCCTTCGGCTCCCACTTCGCGAGAAGCGTTTCCATCCGCGTCTGATACTGCCGCTTGCGTTTGGCTGCCACGGCCTTCTCGCGTTCGGTGGCTCCGCCGTCGAGTACGGCCTGGCAGTTCACGATCTCGTCTTCGCAGAACAAGATCTCGTCTTCCCGGTTGCGGGCCATCGTTTCGACGAGCAGCCTGACAGCCCTCGCGTCGAGTCTCTGACCCAGGTAGACGAAGCCCTTCTGAGCAGCGATCGCGCGGTAGTGGTTGGCGTTCATGCCGAAGCGGCCCTTCGGATCGGCGATCCGGTCCGGGGCGCCCCCGTTCGGAGAGAGGATCAGGGCGTCCCGGATGGTGGCTCCCTCCGGGCGGAGGTAGTAGCACCAGGCTCCAGTTAACCCGTTGGGCTGCATCCGGATCTGATCGATCGGCCTGAGGACCGACACTCCCATCCTGCGCCGGCCGCGTGCGGACCGTGGCTCGCCGGCTACGGGGGCAGGTGAGGGAACCTTGACGGCAACCGCCGCCGCCCCTTCCTCCTGCGGCGCTTCGCCCCGTCCTTCACAGAACGGAGTGTGCCAGTGAAGGGCCTTGAACTGCTTCTGGCAGCCCGGGCAGGTCTGGGTCGCTTCTCGCGGATGCAGATGAGCCTTGCGTGGCATGCTCAGGCGCCCCTGCCCCACACGACATGGTCGTCACGGGTCTCGACCACTCCCCAGATAGCGGAGATCGCGAGCTGCTCAGACAGGTTCTGGATGTCGTCGAAGCGCCTGGTCTTGGCACTCATTCGCATGGCCATCGCGAAGGCGTCGCGGTGATGCAGGGAGTTGTCGTGTCCGGCGGCGTTCGACCCTTCGACGTTCGTCGAGACCATGCTTCGGAAGCCGTAGATCTCGCCGAACTCGCCGCGGATGATGTTTGACCCGCCGCCGCGGTTGAAGTCCGAGGAGGCGTAGCGGTCGATGGCGAGCATCGAGTTCTTGGTAGCCGGAGCCATCACGAAGAAGCGGTTGTCGCCCGGCGCGTTGGCGTCGTTCAGCCCCTGGTCCGCGGCGCGAATGTCTTCGTCCGTGAGGTCGATAGCGAGGGTGCCGACGATGTTCGTGCCGGCGTTGTCCGGCAGGGCGGCCAGCGTGTCATCGATCGAGACGTTGAGGACGTAGGCCGCGGCCTCGGTGTACCAGCGCCGCTGGTCGACGATCGAGAGGTTCCGCTCGAATTCCTCCAGCTCGAACGCCGAGTACATGTGCTGGTTGATGGTGAGGGTGACGGCCACTTCTGTCTGGGCGTCGTAGGTGATGTCGTTGCCGCTGTTGCCTTCGGCCTTCGTGCGGGCTACGCCCGAGTTAGGCAGTGTGATAGGCGACCAGCGGATGGTGGTACCGACACCGGCCTCGTCGCGATAGCGAGTCGATACGGTGCCGGAAAATGCGAGGTTGGCCTTCCGGAACTCGATCACGTCTTTCGAGGTGATCGCGGGGTTCTGGACTGCGCCCGTCGTGGACGTTATTGAGGTCGAGATGTGGTACTCCTAGTACGTAAGGCGGAGCTTACCGCCCGGAGGTATTGGTAGCCGTTGCCACGCCCGTGAATGACTCCAGGCCGTGTCTGTTGAGTCTAAGACTGGCGAGTAGTGCTTCCAACACACACGTCGAACAGATGAGCACGGGTTCCCCGTTGGCGGAGAACTCCAGCCCGTCACGCTCTTCGCCGCACCAGAAGCACTTCATGACCGAGCCGCCGCGTGCGCGTCGTCGAGAAGGCGCTTGCGCTGCTCGGCGGGGATGGCGTCCCACTCGGACATCGGCATCCTCTCGATCTCGTCGAGACTCATCCGCCGCATCCCGTTAGCGGACGTCCGGCCCGGCACCGCAGACGGCCGCGGAGCGGCCTTGCGCTCCGAGCTGAGCTTGCGAGCCTCGGCCGTTTCCGTCTCCCCCTTCGCCTTCTGCGCCTGCTCCTTCTCGTATTCCGCAACGGCCCACTTGGCCGACCGCTCGTGTTGAGCGAGGGCCACCTGGGCAGCGATTGCCTGAAGGATGCCGCGCACGTCGCCGCGGTTGCGAGCGGCGGCGAGGGCATCGACGTAGTCAGGCGGGACGCGGAACTCGGGATAGGACTGAGCGATGAAGGAGGGAGCGTAGCGGTCGAGGTCCTGAACGTGCATGAGCCTCGCGCGCTCTTCCAGTTGCTGGGCCACCGTGCTGATCCGGGCCGGGTCGAGGGCCTCACCGGAGTCTTGCGCCCCTCGCAGGGCGGTGAAGAGCTGCTGGTGGGCCCAGTTGACGTCTGCCTGAGAGGCGCGGGTGAGCTGCTCCTGGTAGGCGCGGGAGTCGGCCTCCCGTTGGGCTCGTGCGCGTTCTGTTTCCGTTCGCTGGCGAAAGGACTCTCCCAGTCGGGCTTCCACGCTCTTGACGATCGCGGAGACTTCGGGGAGGGCGGCGATGGCGTCCGCTTCGAGGCCAGCGAGGGGAGAGGTGGCTTCTTCCTGGGTTCCCGCTTCCGTCGACTGTGAGGCGTCTCCTGAGTCCGGAGGGGATTGTACCTCCTCCGTTGGCTCGGCCTGGCCGGCGTTGTCTTCCAGTTCTTCTTCGGGCACCTCTAGCTCCTTTCGTCAAGATGGGGCATGACAGCCTGTCAACGCAACTACTTGCCCAGGTACTTCAGCACTTCCTTCTGGCCGAGCGCCCCAAGGCCCCATTCCTGAAGCGGCCGGACCAGCTTCACACCGTAGTACTCGCGCCACACCTGATGCGCCCGCTGCAGTGCCTCACCGTACTGGGAACTGAACTTGGCAAGGACGACGACGGCCAGGGCCGAGGCGTCCGCGGGAGCAAGCCCTGATGTGAGTAACTCCTGCTCCCAGCGCTCCTGAAGATTGGAGAAGTACTCGTCCGGGCCAAGACCACCCGTGGAGTAGCCCTTAGCCTCCGTCCACGCTTTGAACATGTCGTCCTTGAGAGCGAAGTAGCCGGTGTCGGCAATCGCCTTCATGTCCTGACGGTATTGCTTCTCCCTCGGGGTTGCCCAGACCGACTCATAAGCGGCGATCGCGGCCCGGTCTTCAGGGGACAGCTTCGCCACCTCGGCGTCGATCTTCTTCCAGTCGAAACTGCCAACGGTGGGATCGACCACGGCGGCAGCCTTGATGCCCTGGTAGCGGTCGATGGCCGTCTGGTCCGCCCGGTCGGAGGGGGACAGGTCCGCGTAGATGCCAGCCTGGCGGTTGGCGAGGGCAGCCACGCGAAGACGGTGGTCATCGACCCATGTTGCTCCGTCGGTAATTGTGCGGTCGGCTTCGAACTGTGCGGCCTGAAACTGCTTGCGGGTATCGAGGGCCGCGAGCGTGTCCTTCGAGTACCCCCAGGAGCGGAGCAGATCCACCGTCTCTGGGCGCTCCTTGAGCCAATCCACCTTGTGGCGTAGCTCTGGGTCCCAGAAGCCAGACTCCTCGATCTTCTGCCTGTCCGCTCGCCAGCGTTCGTAGGTTGGCGTCGACAACGTCCTGACGAGGTTGTCCTCGACGAACTTCTGCCAGTCTGCAGGCATGGCGGCCTGCTCCTGCTGGACAGCGTCCCAGTCCACCCTTGTTCCCTGCCGATGCCGCTCGATCATGAAGTAGTACTCTTCGAGCGGGTTCTTCAGGCGCTCCTGTTCTGGGAACTCCGAGTACAGGTCGGTGAGGGCCGCGGCGCGAGAGGCCAGAATCTTCTCGGTCTCCTTCCGCCACTCCTCAGCATCGACAACCGAGCGCTGGAGCTGATCATCAACCTCCAGTTGGGCGCCCGTGAAGCGAGCGTCGATAGCCGTCCGCTTGTCGTCCATCTTCTTCTTGGCGACGGCATAGTCCTGGCCCTGGGCGAGTGCTTCGTCAGCCCGGCGCCCAAGTTCAGCGGCAATCTGGGGGTTCGCGGCGAGGGCCGCCGCCTGCTCCTTTTTCGTGAGTTCGTCCCAGGACGTGCGAAGGGCTGTAGCGCTGGTGGCCGGGTTCGCGGCGTAGAAGTCGTCAGCGAGCCGCTTGCGAAGCTCGGCATTCGTCTCTGCGCGGACGTTGAGGCCCGACGCCTGGATGAGTCCTCCCCAGGGCCCCACTCGCGGCTCGATGGGCATTGCGCCGAGGCCGGCGACGCCGCGGAGCTGTTCGAGGGGGATGGGGATAGCCACATCGGAGAGAAGGGCCTCCGCGCGCTTGCCCGGCGTGTCGAGCTGTTCTCCGAAGAAGGTTTTGCCGGCCCGCTGATTCCACGCCGCTCGGGGCAGGACGTTGAGCCGAGCGGTGAAGAATTGTTCGGGGTCGAGCAAGCGGAAGACCGTATCGAGCTGCCCCATCAGGTCGAGCGAGAGCTTCGCCCCTCCCCGGCCAACGGCGAACGGCACGTCCGGTGCCATGAAGTTCCGGTTGTAACCGATGCGGATCGGCGAGTTTCGGTCGCGACTGACAGGCACGAAGCGCTCGGGCGGCAGGAATTCGCCCGTCGCGGCGTAGTGGATTGCTTCTGCGGTGGCACCCAGAAACGCAAAGGCCCCGAGGAAATACTCGATGTTGGCGACCTTGTGCGTGCCCCAGGCCACATGCATCGCCTGCCGCAGCAGGGCCTCGGTCTCGTTGGTCGAGAAGAGCAGCGTGCGGAGGCCCTTGCGAACGACCTGATTCGAGAACACCGTCTGATAGTTGCCAAGGGTCGAGAAGCGTTCGTTTGTCTGGTCGGCGATCCCGCGGGCGATCTGATTCGGTGTCCAGTGTGGGTGTTGCCGCATGACCTGGGGAGCGATGTGATCGCGAATGGAGGCCACCTGGGCCTCGGGGTAGACACCCTTGAAGAGGCCGTTGGTGATGGCAGCGTTGATCGCCCTGATCCGCCGCCTGACGGGTCCCGGGACGTTCTGTCCCGTGCTGATCTCTCTCAGCAGGGACCTGGTGAGATCGTCGACGATAGACGTGTCTACGGTCGTGAGCCCCGCCTCCGAGAGCATCCGCCAGGACACGTCAGGGCGCCCCTTGAGGATGGGGCTAGACGAGGTGAGGAGCCGGGCCAGTGTCTGGCGGCGGGCGGGAGACAGGTTCGCCAGGGGGATTTTGGCCAGGTTGGCGGGGACGTTCACGAGCTTCCGGATGACCGAGAGCGGCTCGCCGTGGATGGCGCTATCGATTGCCCCGGCGAAGCCGCTGGCGCCGGTCCGGGTTGCGAAGTCCACCTGCTGAAAGAGTGAGAAGGCGAGCTTCAGGCGCTTCGCTGCGTCTGACACGGTACTCACCGCATTGAGGGTGCGCCCCATGTCTGCGGGGGGTCCGAACATCCCTTCGAGGCGTTCGGCGAGAGCGTTCGGAACGGCCCAGCGCTCGCGGGGTTTCGGGCCAGCGATGGCTGCGCTCGGGCGCTGGTAGAGGTCTCCGGACTTCCCGAGCCTGATGTCCCCCGTATCGACGATCGGGTAGGGATGGAGCTTGCCCTCGAAGGCTGGGCCAACGCGAGGGACGCGCCATCCATCGGGGGCTATCGATTCGCGTACGGCGAGACCCGCGCCTTTCATGTTCTCTGCGAGCTGGAGGCCCTCGCGATAGGTCGTGCCCATACGCGCGCGAATCGCGTACATCTCGTAAGGGTTCCAGGTGAGCGGCTGGTAGCCTTTGGCCAGAAGGTCGCTGAAGGCGTCCTCTGTCCGCGGCTTGTAGAACGCCGGCCGAGCCCCGATGGCGCCACCGGCGGCCTTCGTCGCTTTCGGTTCCAGCCAGAAGCGGCTGAAGTACTCCTCGCGCAGCGGGAAATCTGGATCGGCAGCCAGCGTCGCGTCCTCCTCGATTTTGAAGAGGCGCCGCACGTCGTCGTAGATCGCCTGCATTCTCGGCGGGACGGGCCCCTCGCCATGGAGGGCGAGGAAGAGCGCGCGCATCTCGGGCGTTTCCTTGACGATCCTCCGGTTCTCCACGCGGGTCCCGACCTTGAGGGCAGCGAGGGCGTCGTTACCGGCGGCGATGCGCTGCCCGACATCCGAGAGCTGGGTTCCTGTACGGCCCTCGAAGCCCGCGAGCAGTTCGCGGGCGATGGGTTGATTCGGTTGGATCTGGCGGAAGACGCCGCCTGTCGGTCGCGGCACGGGGCGGAGCCTGGCCGCTGCCTGGGCGATGGCGCCGATATCGAGGGCGCCGGTCTCGTCGGTGAGAATACGACGCAGGGGGCCCTGCTGGGCGAACTCTTCGGCGGCCTGCTGAAATTCTCGCGCTCGGGCCATATTCTGGGCCAGGCCACCGCCCATCGTGGCCTTCGATGCCTGCTCGTAGGTCGTCCGGATGGCCCCGAGTTCGGGCTCCTCGATCTTGCGCATGGAGACGATCTGGTCGGGGTCCGTAAGGATCTGGGCCTGATCCCGGAACATGTGCCCGGCGGTTCTGGGATCGTCCGCTGCGCTCCCCAGGGCGCTCCGCGGCAGCTTGATCTCGTAGAGGGTCGCCCCGACTTCCGCCGCCGCCGCAGGGGTGCGCGTCGGAACCTCCTTCGAGATATCCATGTAGCGAGTGCCCGGGCCGGCGTCATGCATGAGCCAGGTTCCCGCACGGGGTAGCTGCCCTTCGGGGAGGCCGTACTCGGCTCCGTGGTAGAGGGTCACGATTTCGTCCGGGCTGCCCCGAGGCCCGCTAGGGAGAGCTGCCCCGGCCTCCGCGGTGAGTGCGGCCCCCCGGCCGCCCGCTAGCTGGGCCCCTCTCCCGATAGCCTTCGAGGCGGCCCCCGCCGAGATCACTGCAGCAGGAAGGGAGAGCACGAACCGGGCGTACGGGTCCTCTACGCCAAGGGCCGGGAGTCCCTCGTAAGTAGCCTGCCCACCGAGGTTGGCGGCGATGTCGGCGCCTATCGCCTGGGCCACGCCGCGAGCGCCGAGGCCCGCTCCGCGGGCGGCCCATCCGGCCGCCCCGGCCGAGGCCAGGTTGAGGGGAGAGAGCCCGACGTCTGCCACCCAGCGGAGGGGTGCCGGGAGATTCTTCAGGGGGTCGCCGAGTCCGAGGAACTTCGTCGTCTCGCGGGCGGAGGCGGCCGTGGTCAATCCCTTCACGGTGATCCCGAGGAGGTCTCCGCGGGCGGCGTAGCGCTGGACATCACGCCACTGGTCTTCGGGCGCCATCATCGTGTAGCGCTCGAGGATGCCCCTCTCGAACTCGCCCGAGATTCCGGGCCCCAGTTCTTCCGGCGTCTTCCCATAGAAGAGGGCGGCAGCCGTGTGGGCGGCCTCGCGGGCGGAAGCCGCCTGGTTGGCGCCCAGGCCGCCGGTGAAGGCCGTCCCCATCTGCTCCAGTTCCGCTGCCTGCTGCTCGACATTCAGCCGTGACTCGTAGTTGCCGTAGGCGCTCTGCAGCTCGCCGGCGGTGAACGGCTGGCCGGGGCCGAACAGGCTCGTGCGCGCGAGCTCGGGGTTCTCCGCCGTCATCTCTTGTGCCTTCTGGGCCCGGTCCCAGTCGACGAACTGCTGCATCTGGGTGAAGTCGAAGACCCCCGCGTTCTCTTCCGGCGCTGCGGGCGCCGCTTCCTGGGGCGGGGCGAAGCCGGAAGCCACACCACCCCCGGGATTGATCCACTGGCCGGTTGGGCCTTGCCAGTTGCCCCAGGGGTCTACCCACGTCTGGCGGGAGGAATCCCAGGTGTTGCCGGAGGGGTCCTGGTAGAACGGGCTCATCGCCTGGGGGATAGGCGACGGCTCGGGAGGAGGAGCGTATTCGAGCGGGGGCGGAACTTCGCCGATGTCGTTCTGGCCGGGGCCAGGAAGGAAGCCCGGCAACGGCGGAGGGGTGCTCCGCACGACGGTTGCCGTATCGGAGTCGACCCAGACCATCTACTTTCGTCCTCTTATGTGCCGGCAACCGCCGATATGGTTCCAACAGGGCTCCTCGTCCGCCGTGCTCCGTTCATGGAACGTCCGGTCGCGATGCCTGGCAGCATGCTCCTCGGCACATTCAGGACAATCGAATGACTCGATCATTTCCTGATCGTGATCAACGGAGAGTTCATCGAAATTACGGCTCCAGTACACATACCACCGCCGACCGTGGCACAGATGTGCGGCATAACGCTGTGTGCACGATAGTATCTCTACCGCCATTGTCAGTACCCCATGGTTCCGGCCCCTCGGCCCTGGCCCGGGAGGCGGTACCTCTCTTCTTCAGCTTGCCAGTCCTCGGCTGGTACGCCGTACTTCGACTGCAGCGAGGCGAAGATGCGGCCCCGTTCGGTGGGAGGGATCAAGCGGTTGCGCACGTCCATGTAGGAGTAGAAGTCAGGGACGGGGACCCCCTGGCGCAGGTTTCGGATCTGGGCGAGGGCCCCGGCCGGGGGAAGGGGGCCGGGATTGACTCCAGTGGGGGACGAGCCCGCTGTGGCCGGTGGCTGCCAGACGGGCCCGCCCTGAAAGGCGGGCGGGGGGACTGGCGCAGGGCTCGCCGCCGGGGCCGGCGCAGCGGAAGTCGGGGCCGCAGTGGGAGTCCTGCGGGGCCGGGTGTAGAAGGCGGGCGCTGGTTCCGGTGCTACCGTCGAGAGGTAGTACGAGGGATCGATGCCGAGCCGTTGTAGCTCGGCCGTGGTGCCGTCCGCGTACCGGCGGATAGCCGCCCGCTGGCCGGGCTGGATCATCATCCCGGGAGGCATCGGTTGGCCGGTGTCCGGATTGACCACCATGTGGCTTGCGGCCTCGCTGGGGATGATATCGAGGGGTGCTCTTGTAGGGTTGACGACCAGCTCGGGCCTGGCGCCACCGGCCCTCGGGTTGGGTCCCCGGGCGTCGCCGACCATCATCATCGGGTCGTTCACCGGGCCGCCCTCGGCTGCGCGCGTGACATAGGGCAAGACCGTGGGCGGGAGCGGCGGGGCAGTCGCGGCCGTCCCGACCGTAGGCGAGGCGACGGGATACTGTGCCGAGGGCCCCAGCGGGAAGGTGGGAACGACCGGGTTTTCCGCCCAGCCGAGGGGCGTCATCATTCCCGGCTGCTCGGGAGCGGGGCTCTGGGCGACGGCCACCGCCCGTTGCTGCGCCATCTGCTCCTCCTGGGTCATCCCGGGCTCCTGCAGCCAGGCAGGGGTGCGCGTCCGCGGTGGAGGGACGATCTCCCCGTTCACCACCGTTCCCCCCGGGGGGGTTGCAGCGCCGGGAGGTGGCGCCCCGCCCCCCGGCGCTGTCCCGGGAACGCCCCCGGGAACGCCCCCCGCTCCGCCCTGCATCTGGGAGAGGATCCAGGCGGCAGGGGAGAGTGCGGCATCGGAGAGAGCAGAGCCGCCTCCAGCGATGGCGTTGTGCAGGTTGCGGCCGCCTCCGAGCCAGAAGGCCTCGGCGGCCAGCGGATCCGTTGACGAGATGACCTTGGCGAGGGCCGTAGCGGCGTCGAGACCGAGGCGGGAGGTATCGATGCCGAGCTCGGCCAGAAACTGACGGTTCTGCTGCGCCATCTGGTCGCGTTGGAGCGAGAGCATCCCCTGCTGATACTCGGTGATCCGGGTGGGGTCGATGGCGGCGCCACCACCTCCCCCACCGGCTCCGCCGCCGCCGCCTCCGCCGCCGCCGCTGGACGTGATCTTCGGGGCAGCCCCCCAGAGCAGTTCCCACTTGCCCGTTGCGCCGTTCCACTGGTAGGTGTTGCCGGCGCTATCCGTCCTCGTCGTGGGTGGTGCCGCAGCCTCACCGCCCCCGGTGAAGGGCGCGCCGTTGGCGTAGACGGGCTCGCCGGTGTTCGTGTAGGTGTAGCCCGAGGGGGACGTCTTGTCGGGAACGACGTACCAGGGCAGTCCCGTTCCCGGGTTGATCCCGGTATCGCCGGGCCCCCCCGGGTAGGGCTCGGGGGCGGGTGGGGCGGGGAGGTAGTGGATCGCTCCGTCGGAGTCGAGTTGATACTGGCGACCCCAGGGGTCGGTCTGGACGTTGCTCCAGGTCCCCGCCGCGGGCAGGTAGTGGATCTGCCCCTGGCTATCGACCTGGTACTCGCGTCCAGACGGGTCTGTCAGTCTGGGTCCGAACGAGATCCGGGGCTGGGCGCTCGTCCCGCCCCCGCTGATGCTGGCCAGAATCTCCGCAGCGGTGGGGCTACCGTCGGAATTAGGCATCAGAACACCCCCTCTACGCCCTGCCGGGCAACGTGGGAACCGTCGCTTCCCAGACGTCAGGATACGTCGGGCCGTAGGACCCGATCTGCCGTACCTGCTGGTAGCGGCGGATCAGCTCGGGCCCGCCTTCCACAAATGGCAAGGCCATCACCCAGTTCGGGTTGGCGCGGGCCATCAGTTCGAAGAACGCAGCATCTTCCTCGGGGCTGAGCCGCTGCAACCCGTAGCCCATGGCGGCCAGGTTCTTCTGGATCAGCGGCCGGTAGGTAGCCGCGAGCTCCCAGACAGCATCAAGGATCCGCTGAATCATTTCGCGATTCATCCTGGCATCCCCGGCCGCGGCATTGTGCCCGGAGTCGCCAGCGGCGGCAGTGACGGGGCCCGCGGGCTGTTCATCGCCCCCACGGGCGCGGCACCCGGAGGCTGCGGGGCGCTCGGCGGTCCCTGCCCACCGGCTGCCTCAGGGCTCGGGATGGCTGGCTGCTGGCCGTTCGCCTGCAGCACCTGCTCGGGCGTGAGTTGCTCCCCGTTTGGGCCAATCATCGACCCGTTCGGGCCGAGCGCGATCTGGGTGGCCATCACCTTCGCCGTTTCCTGCTGGATGATAGCCGGCAAGAGGGTGCTTTCGAAGATCTGCCACGCCTTCCAGTCGGCGTATTCCTGGTAGGGATTCGACGACTGGTCCGCCTCTTCCAGGTACTTGATCGGCGTCATCGGCACCTTCGGGTCGTTGAGCAGGGCTCGCAGATGCTCCGTCAGCGCCACCCGCTCGGAGCCCGAGGACGGGTTGATGTCCGATTCGATGTCGAGCGTCTGGATTTCGTCGTAGGCGACGCTGACGAGCTTGTCCCGCTCGAGCTTACCGTCCGTCGAGCGAGCGAAGACGACCGTCTCGCCGTCGGCCGGCCCGCCAGCGGCGGGGCTCTTCGACATTACGAGGGCCATGTTGCGGGCCATCTTCTGGAGGGCGTTCCCCTGGTGGTCAATGAGCGTCTTCGGCTCGACGTTCTCCTGTTCGAGGGCCAACCGGAAAGACCACGGTTGGGTCGACGACCCGTACGGCGCTCGCCCTGTGGACGGTGCCGCGTCGATGAACTCCTGACGGAGGAAGCCGACGCCCTGAACGAAGCCGGGTTCGAGGACGAACTCCACCTTGGCAAGCTCGTAGCCCTCGGGGATCATCTCGGCCGTGGCGGCGTTGTTCGTCAGGTAGACCTGGTTCCCGCCCTCGTCAAGCAGCGGCTCCCCGCTCCCCGTCTTCTTGAGGAAGTAGACCGGCTGGGCGCCCTGCTCCTGCATCCCGAGCATCAGGGTCACCGAACGATCGTAGGTGGGCTTCAGCCTGAAGAGCCCTTCGAGGCTCGGGATGTAGCGCAGCTCCGGGGGCCCGTGGAGGAAGTCCTGGGCCGGGCAGACCGCGAACGGGGGCATCTCGTAGGGATGCTCGAAGGCGTTGACCTCTTCCCATCCCATGGTCTGGACGACGTTGTAACCGGAGGTTGCCGCGGAGGCCAGCTCGTAGAAACAGTCGCGCGTCCAGAGCTTGGCGACGGCCACGTAGCGGCCCAGGCTGTCGCCGTATTCGGGCACGATGGCTCGTTCCCGGTACACCTGGATCGACTTGTCCTGGTCGTTGAGGCTGAGGGCGATCCCCTGTTGGGACTGGGCCTGGGCGTATCTGACGAAGGGCAGGATCTCCACCGTCATCATCACGGCGAGCCCCCAGGTGTCCTCGATCCAGGCGGCCATGGTGGGGTCGACGACCTCGACGATCCAGGGGAACCCGGACCTGGCCATCTGCACGCGGCGCCGCTCCTTGAGGGACTCGGCTCGTTCGCGATAGTTCCCGTCCTCCTCCTTGATCCGGTAGAAGCGCTTGCGCTCCTCGGCGCCGACGGAGGGGACGAGCTGCGCCTCCGGGTATTCCGGATACATCTCCTCGGCCATTCGCCAGTGCAGAATCCCGAGCCCATCGACGATCTGTCCATCGGCCAGCCCGCCCTGGAGCGAGTAGCCGTTGCGTTCCTCCACGAGGAGCAAGCCAGAGTTGAGGACCTGCTCGAACCGATTGGCGGCGATGGACTGCTTGGCGGTGTTCTTGATCGGCCGTACGCGGAGGACGAAGTGGTTCTCGGTGATCCGCGCCTTGAGCTCCGAGTGCTTCTTCCGCGGCAGGTCGGACTGGAAGCGAGGGAGGCCGGCGAGGGCGCCGAAGAGGACGGGGTCCATCTCGCGGAGCATGTGGAAGTGAGCGCGGCGCTTGAGGATCAGCTCGCGGAACGAGTTGGCACGAATGTTCGGCCCGCTGACGAAGAAGCGGTTGACGAGCTCGTCGATGATCTCCTTCTGCTCCGGGAGGCTAAGCTTGCTCATCCTGTTCTCCAGACGAGTGTCATCGGCGTGCGGCCCTTGTTCTGTGCCACTGTACGGTAAAGGACGCTGTTGAACCCGGCGATGGCGTAGCGTGCGCTGTCTTTCGCATCAGCGTGGTCGTTTACCGGCGTCGATGTCCGATACCTGTCCCTCGTGTTCGGGTTCGTCCTGTCCAGCCAGCGGTAGTTGGCGTACTCGGCGATGGAGTTCACGTTCGAGACGTGGTGGGTCAACCGTTGCGACTCCAGCAAGCTGGCGTAGAGCCCGAGACCGAAGGGCCGGTCCTTGAGCGCTGGCCAGATCCGGTCCTCGCCGAAGTAGCGCCGCAGCGTCTCCATGATCACCGTCCCGCCGGCAGTATCGATGTAGCAGCGGTGGAACCCCTGCCAGCGGCCAACGTACTCGACGAGGTCGTCGATCCCCACCGTGTCGCGGCTGTAGAACTCGCCGCCCTCCGGCTGGTGCCAGCGGAGAACCCCCGTCTGCCTGTCCTTATAGATCCCCCACGTCGTGATCGCTGTGGGGTCGCCGCCCCCAGGGTCGATGCCGATCACCAGGTAGTCGTAATCCTCCGGGTACATCGGGTCGGTGAGGCGGACGTGCCTCTCCTCCGAGAACTGGGGGAAGACGAGCCCGCTCCGGCCGACGAAGGCGTCCGCAGGCGTGAGCGGGTAGTAGGCGTCCAGGTGCTGGGGGAGCCCAACGAAGTTCTGCGCCGTCTGCTCCCACCAAGCTTCATCCTGATCCGGCCGGCAGAAGCGGCCGAGGAAGATCGGCTC